GAACTATGGATTTAGTATGGGGTCCGGATATAGAGTTATTAGAAAGTAAAACTAGCGTACATCAATTTCTTGGTGAAGGAAAATATACTCCCCATCTCAATAGTATATATGCTGGTCTAGGTATTCCTCCTACACTAACTGGCACATTCGGAGCAGCAGGAACAACCAATAATTTTATTAGTCTAAAAACTCTTACTCAAAGACTACAATATGGCCGCAGAGTATTAATGGCTTTTTGGAAACAAGAAATTGCTATGGTTCAAAAAGCTATGGGATTTAGATTACCAGCAAAAATAGAATTCGATAGAATGGATCTATCAAATGAAGATACTGAAAAAGCTCTGCTCATTCAGTTAGCTGATAGAAATATAGTATCAGACGAATTGATACAGCGAGTTTTTGGTTTTGATCCAGATACCGAAAAATCAAGACTTAATAGAGAAACTAAAGCTAGAGATGGAGAAAGAATGGTTCCAAAATCTGGTCCTTGGCATGATCCTCAAATTGAAAATGCTCTTAAGAAAATTGCATTACAAACAGGATTAGCAACACCAAGTCAAGTAGGATTAGAACTAGAAAAGAAAAAAGCTGGAGAAAAAACAGCACTAGAAATGAAAGTTCCTTCCGGTCCTGCTGGGATTAGCTCTCCATCAGGAATACCTCAACAAGGAAGACCAAAAAATAGTAAAGATTCTCAAAAACGCAAAGATAAGAAGTTCTCACCACAAACAGGAGCTTCGCTACAACTTTGGGCTATGGAGACTCAAGACAAAATCTCAGAACTCATCAATCCTTATTTATTAGAATTTTATAATAAGAAAAATATGAGAAGCTTATCAAGTGTAGAATATAATGAAGCAGAAGCTACAAAAACTAAGATCTTTTTGTCAATAGATCCATTATCAAATATTACCGAAGAATTAGTTTTAGCAAAACTCAATACTATCAATAGTATTGATATTAATAAAAAAATAAATGAGTATACTAAATTAGTTAAACAAATTAGTAATGATATTAATAAAATATTAACCGCCGACGAATTAAAGTACGCTAAAGCATATTTTTATCAATTGGTGTATTCTAATTAAAATTACTACTATTAGAGAAAAACTATGAAGATATATAAAGCCGAAAAAGACGCCGGAATATCAGATATACTATCTGCTCAATCTTCTATAGTATATGCATCATTATTAGAAAAATCCGATATTAATAGTAATACTCAGATTAATAATCAAATAAAAGAAATTAAGGCTTTGGCTGGAATTAATGATAATGACCTATATTATACTCAATCTATTTTAGTAACTACTTCATGGAATAAAAATGATGATATTTTTGATCCAAAAGAAGTATGGGTGGCCAAATCCACTCCAACACATAAACCAACAAATCTTGAGCACGACGAGAATGTTATTGTTGGTCATATAACATCAAATTGGCCAATAGATGACGAGGGTAATATTATTGAGGAAAATATTGATGAAAACGAACTACCAGAAAAATTTCATATTTTAATAGGGTCAGTAATTTATACAGGATATACTGAACCAGAATTAAGAGAAAGATCTCAAAATTTAATAGCAGAAATAGAATCTGGTAGCAAATATGTTAGTATGGAGTGTTTCTTTAAAGGATTTGATTATGGATTAATTAATAAAAGTACTGGTAAATATAATATACTACCACGAAATGAAGAAACAGCATTTTTAACCAAACATCTAAGAGCCTACGGTGGCGTTGGAGAACATCAAGACTATAAAATAGGTAGAGTATTGAGACACATAACATTTTCTGGAAAAGGATTTGTTAATAAACCAGCCAATCCAGAAAGCGTAATTTTTACAAAAGATAGTTTGCTTCATAGTAAAGAAATAGCTACAATAAAAAATTATATTGAAAAAAATGATGATTCGACTAAAAAAGGTGTATTTTCAAATCAAGCCAATTTAAAGGAGAATAATATGAGTATTGAAGCAGAAGTAACACAACCTGAAGAAGTAGTACCAATGGTTGAAGAAACTGTGACCACAGTAGCAGAAACCACAGATACAACAGCTCCAGAAGTTACAGAAGTAGCAGAAAAAGAAGAGGCAGCCAAAAAGATGGAAGAAGAAAACAAGAAGATGAAAGACGAAATGCAGAAAATGAAGGCAGCTATCTCTGCTATCGAGCAAGAACTTGCATCTGCTAACACAGTTATCGCTGGTTACAAGATGAAAGAAGAAGAAATGGCTAAGAAAGAAAAGAAAATGAAAAGAACTGCCACTCTAGTTGAGCATGGCGTTGATTCTGATCTGGCCACAGCCACAGTAGAAAAATTTGAATCACTAGACGATGCAGCTTTTGATAATATGGTTTCTTTGATTGCTGGTATGAAAATGCCAAAGAAAAAAGAAGAACCTGTAAAAGCAGAAGAAGTTGAGAATACATCGGTAAAAGCAGACGATGTTTCTTCAGTATTAGAAAATGTAGAAACAGAAGACACTATTAATCTTAGTGTTGGTAACGAAAACTCTGATTCTGAGATTCAGAACACAAGAGCTGCTTTAGTAGATTTTGTTTGTATTAGACTAGGTAAAAAACTTAATAAGGGAGAGTAAAAATGGCTTTAAAATCAGATCGTATTGAAGCTTACACAGATATTTCATTCTTCTGCAATGATACCACAGCAGAGCGTGGCGGCATTATGGTTCATTCTACTAGCACAACCAGTAGCGGCGTTGCTATGGATGATTCCAATGCTGTAGTAACATATGCTGCTGTTGCTTCTGGCAGAGTTCCTGCTGGTCTTCTTCTCAATGATGTTGTTAATCTTGATCTAACAAGACAGCACATCAATTGGCATAAAGACGAAGTACAAACCGGCAGTAAGGTTACATTACTACGTCAGGGTCAGGTTACAACAAATTTAATTGTGAATGGTGTTGTTCCTGCTCCTGGTTCTGGTGCTTATATTGGTGCTAGTGGTTACCTAACAACTGTTTCTACAAACAGTGTAAAAGTAGGTACATTCCTTAGTGCCAAAGATGCTGACGGTTACGCAAAAGTTGACATCAATTTAACATGATAAGGGAGAAAAACATGGCCAATAGAAAATTTGAACCAACACCAGAATTAACCGATCTCTTAGTTAAGTCTGGTTCACTACACAAAGAAGAGTCATTAGCAGCTAATCACGAGTTTGCTAAAGCTCTTGAACTTCCATTGCGTCAAGGAGTTCTAAGTGGTAACGTGCTAGATGACATTTTCGAGCCAATTCAATTGGCCCAAAGTGCCACTCCAGAGTTTCCACTAGACTTTCTTGCACCAGGAACAGAGAAAGATTTTGTGGCCTATACCATCCCAAATCATGGTTATATTCCACAAAAGCACGTTGAAGGCGATTATGTCATGGTTCCAACCTATGATATTGGTGCCAGTATCGACTATCTTCTAAAGTATGCTCGCGACGCCCGTTGGGATGTTGTTGGTCGTGCTATGGAAGTCTTAGAGGCCCAATTCGTCAAGAAGATGAATGATGATGGTTGGCATACTCTACTAGCTGCTGGTGTTGATCGCAACATCGTAGTCTATGATAGTGATGCCAATGCTGGTCTTTTCACAAAGAGACTCGTTTCTCTTATGAAGACAGTTATGCGTCGTAATGGTGGTGGTAACTCTGCTAGTAACAATCGTGGTATGCTAACAGATCTCTATGTTTCACCAGAAGCTATGGAAGACATTCGTAACTGGGGCCTAGACCAGATCGACGAAGTCACCCGTAGAGAGATCTACACAGCTGCTGATGGCACACTAAACCGTGTTTTTGGTATCAATCTTCATGATCGTGACGAGCTTGGTGAAGGTCAACAGTACCAACTATTCTACAGTAGCGTACTCGGTGGTTCACTCCCCGGTAGCAAGGTAGAACTTGTTGTTGGTCTTGATCTTCGCAAGAGAGATTCCTTCATTATGCCAGTTCGTGAGCAAGTTCAAATCTTCGAGGACGATACACTACATCGTCAGAAGAGAGCTGGCTTCTACGGATGGGCAGAGCAGGGTTTCGCTGTTCTCGACAATCGTAGAGTTCTACTTGGCGCA